AAACGCTTAAAACACCAACAGTTTATCATTCCTGCTGGAAAAATAATATAGCAGCTATTACACGTATGTGCTGGCAAACACCCAACATAAATAAAACTATGTATTAGGAATACAGTAATTGGTTCTCAAATATACTCGAGGAGGAGATTAAACCATTATTGGAGAATGTTAAATTCAATGCAGAAGCTTGGTATAATAGATTGACTTACTCAAAGCAACTAGAGGTCGCCAAATATTTCAAGGATGTAAAGGATCAACCCAAAGAGTATATAAGTGAGGTTGACTTGGTGAAAGCAAAACAATACACCAATTTTGTAAAAACAGAAAAGTAAAATGGATCTGATGCAAAAACTCGTTGTATATGTTCACCAACACCCGCATACAAGTATATAACTGGACCTGTCACATATGAACTAGAACAAAGACTAACAGGGAAACTCAAGGGATATGGCGCACCAAAGACATGGGAGGAATAAGAGGCCATGTTGGACAAAATGTAAGAAGAAGGTTATACAGCTACAATATAACTAGATGGAAAAGGATTTGATATAACTCAACACCATGAGATTAAATAAATAGTAGATATCCAAATATATAATTACATAGCAGAGCATATAACACATGTAACTCCATAAGAATTTTTAGACGTCATAACACCCGAATGGAGAAGGATAGTACCTCAAGTGATAGAAGATGGGAGTGTAAAATCATACGGACATATAGATATTAGAGGGGGTGTATTAAGTGGTAGCACTGATACAACACTGATGAACACTATAAGAATGATGTCCTATGTTAGATTTGCAACAGAAAGGTAGGGTATTACTGATTATCACGTATGGGTAAAAGGAGATGATACAGTATTATTTTTAAAACCATGTGATGTGGAAATAGTACACGAATCACTAAAGGAAGTTTTTGCAAGTGAAGAATAATGGAAAGAAAAATATGATGTGATACACGGATTAGGTCAGATTTCAAAATTCATAAAGGTAGGTACAATATAAGACTTTGATTTCTGTTCCACGATGACTATTAGCACTAAATGCGGATGGAAGATAATCAGAAAGCTAGATAACATAATCAACAAAGAGCATTTAAGTGCAAAAATATTACAATTAAACCCTTATTCATATCATAACGATTTATTGGTATCTGCAAAACACTGGCTAGGTAAAGTACCCAATATACTGAGTGAGTACTATGAAAAGATACATGAGTATACTGAAGGTGCATAACCAATAAACAAAAAAGGACCATAGAAAGACCACATAGCCACAGACAAAGTTTATGAAGATTAGTTCATACATTATGATTACC